CGTTAATGTTACCAGTACCAATGTCTTTTGCGTTTTGGTCGTTTAAAGCACTGCCTGCAATTTTCTTGCCTGCGCCTGTTTCTGAACTAGCATCTGTGCCAGCTTGATTCAAGTTACCTGCTGTGCCGCCCATGTTGTTTGGCTTTGCAACTGCTGATGTATTGTTTGCACCATTGTCGCCCATTGTTGCACTTACTTTTTCTACGTATTCACGCATTGTTTCGCTTGCTGACTTTTCGCCTTCTTCAACTTCTTCGTCAGTTGCTTCTTCAACTTCTTCGTCATCATCTTCATCTGTTGCTTCAAAAGCATAAGACTCTTCTTCAGTTTCTTCTTCGTCGTCTGCATCCATGTCCATGTCGTCTGCATCGTCGTCAGCTTCTTCGCCATCGTCGTCACCAGCCATCATTTTTTCAAATTCAGCTTTTAGATCATCTAATGCATCTTCTAGGTCTTCAACACGATCTTCAACATCACCTTCTGGTGCGTCTTCGCCGTCGTCTTCACCTTCGTCGTCCATGTCCATACCTAAGTCATTAGCTAAGTCGCCTGTCTGGTCCATTGGTCCCATGTCGTCGTCTGCTTCAACACTCATTGTGTCTAACTCAAAGTTTTCGTCTAGATCTTCGTCTGACTCATCTACTTCTTCGTCGTCTGCTTCGTCTAGGTCTTCGTCTGACTCATCTACTGCTTCGTCATCAGCTTCATCAACTTCTGCTTCGTCTTCTAGTAGTGACTCATAGATATCGCGTGATTTCTCAACTACGATCTCGTGAAATAATTCTTGTGCTGCTGCTTTGTCTTCGTTGACAAGTAGCTCTAGCATTTGTTCAAATTTATTTTGATCTGACATTGTTTAACTCCTATAAATGTTTTAGTTTACACATGTACATGCATAGCACATACGCCTGTGTTGGGCTGTCATATTGTATTTACTATTTATACAGAAAAGTATGTAGAAATAGGCTCATAACGAGCCGTTTTAGAATAGATTACAAAATATCGAAGGATTTTTTAAATTCTTCAACTGTAATATGGGTTAAATTGTTAAGTTTTTCGAACTCTCTTGGTATAAATGCATTTTCTTGCACTACTCGTATATATCTTTTTTGTGAATATTTTTGACAAGTAATCATAGTTTGTTTTAACCAATTACCGTGAAACGTTGCACGCTCGTGAGTTTTTTTATAATTAGGCGTTCCGGCATATATATTGTTTATTTTATCATCTATACCTTGATAATCAAATCCTAGTATATAGATATCAGTTGTATTATGTGTACTTGCAAGCCATAATGCTGTAGGACCGCTACTCCACCCCTTTGACGGATTAAAAAAATTAAATCCATTCATTTGATGGTAAGACCTATTGGCATTAGTCCATACACTATGTCCGTGCTGATATCCTGCTTTATTAATTTCAAGAATCATTTTTGTATCAACTGCAACTAAGTAATCGGGTTCAAACTCTCTATATAGTGCATTGCAGCCATATACAGTTCCTTTAGTTTTTAGTTGTTCTAGGTTAATTGATTTACGACTAGTGCCATTACCTAGCACAAAAGCTGTTTTAGTCAATAGTTATACTCCGCCTGCCTCTGCGTTTGCTGCTATACCATACATTTGCTTGACGAACTCTTGTTCCTCACGCTTCTCTTCTGTATGTAGCTCAGATGCTTTGCGGATACGATTGATTTGACTAAGAGTCAATCTTGTTTTACGAGTATCGTCTTTTTGCATAGGCGAATCGTCATAGTCTGCTTCGTAGCGTTTATCGTCTACAAATTCAACAGTTTCACGGTCGTGATAAAATAATTCTCTTAGTATCATATTGTATTTATATCGTTTGCTCAGTTCCTGCTGCCGGAGCACCTAGTGTGTCTCCAGTAACTGTATCAGGTGCTGTAGTATCGCCTCCGTCTTCGCCGCCGAGTCCTTCTGGAGCTTCGTCTTCTATTCCGCCTAGGTCTGCTCCAATGCCGGCACTACTAATACCTGCGTCACGCATTTCTGCACTTGCATCGCCTGGAATTGGCTCTAGATTGTCTTCATTTTCTTCACGCCATAGACGTTCGTTTTCTGCAATCTCTTCGTCACTCATACCTAAGAAACGTTTCATTGCAAATCTGTTAGACATATAAGGAATAGCACTCATTTGTGTGTATGTTGGCACACGAGCATTATCAATCTCAGCTTGTCTGTAACTTGCAAAGTTCTGTGGTGGTTGGAATTTAAGATCAAACATTGCAGTATCAATGTTTACACCTTTTTCTAACAAGTAACGTTTAAACTCTGTGTCAAACTCTTCAACAATTAAATTTTGTAGTCTTTCGCAGTAAGTGTTAAATCTTAGTTCTTGTATATAAGCAGTTCCGACTCGTCCGTCATTGTACTGAGAAGCACTGTCGTCAGCCCCGGTTGGTAGATAGCTGCTAGGGATTCGTAAACCGCGTACGAGCTTATTAGTAAAATATCTAAGGTCATCGATTTCTCCTAAGTTAGTACCGCCCGGTAGTGTTTCAACTTTTGATCCACGACCTTCAGCAGTTTGTGGAAAGAAGTAATCTTCGTTGATTGACAAAGGATTGTATGAACTGTCTATGACATTAGCACCACCCCCTGTTGACGATGGGATGCGTCTCTGGTGTATTTCTGTCTTAACACGCTCCACAAACTGCATAGCAAGGTGTGATGGCATGTTGCCCACATCAACATAGAATACTCTGCGCTCTGGAGCACGTTGTACACGATATATAATAATTGCGTCTTCAAGCAATTCTTTTTGCTTGTATACCTTAAAAATAGTTTCAAGTAAGCTATTACCAAACGGATAGTTGTTGTCTAATCCTTCTGATAAACTTAAATGTACAACATGTTCTGCATCTACAGTAAATTCTGAATCGTCAGTACTAAAGCGACTTCCACTCATGCCGCCGGTTGGGCCTAACATGCCTTTTGCACCGCCTGCAGAACTAGATGATTGATATTGTCCGCCGCCTGCAGGACTCATATTACCGTTGTTTACATATGGTGTTGTTGCAATGCCGTCTTTAAAGTTAAAGTTTACATTCTTAATAACATACTGCTCAGGAGTCTTACCTTCTGATTCATTTACAATGATACGAGTGACGTTTGCAGGATCAACATGAAACCATTTTTTAGTTTCTGGATCTCTTAGGAAAAATTGATCTCCCATTTTAAATACGTTACGAAGTATTCTAAAAATCTTTGTTTCAAAGCTTTGCAGTTTATTCCACTGTTGCAGGTACTGCCCAATAATGTTAATTTCGCTGTTGGTTGCTTTCTCGCCGCGATAGTCTACAAGGAAAGGTGTGTTGTTTGCTCCGTTTTTCTGTGTACAAAACTCAGCAAGGATATCAAGGGCAGCATTAACTTCACTGTCTTGATCCATTGTGTTATATTGACCGTAGCGTTCAACTCTGTTTGGCGAACCTACATATACATCAGGCAAGTATGAGCTATAGTTGGAACGAGCAGGACCAGCCATATTGCCGTTGCCACGGCTTGAAAATGGACTGTAGCTTCCGCTTTGATTATCACCTGTTGCCACTGGTGTAAAATGTTTTTTCCAACTCATGTATTTTTCCTCTTGTCTTTAACCAATGTTACTTACACTGCTACGTGCTAAATTACTTCCAACTATATTTCTAGTATTATTGGCTGTGAGATCAGTGCCAGTTCTAATAGAAGATAAAACTGCTAATACTTGTTGCATAGTGTTATTTAACTCTTCACTGCTGCCACCACCGCCGCTTCCGATTGTTTGCATTTTATCAACTACTGTTCCTGCATTAGTTCCGTTGCCGTAGCCTGTGTAATTATCTTTATTAAGTTCGGCATTTAACTCTTCAAGAACTGCAACTAACTGCTTCATAGCTTCAGTATAACTGGTAACTGAGTCTATGTCAAGTCCATTTTTAATTGCATTAAGATTATTTTCTAAACCTTCTATATTTGCAAAACTTGCCATCGCAGTTTGTGTATCCATTAGTGCGTTTGCGCCATCAGCAGCTGGACTAGCATCTACTGTTATATCGTTAGACTCGTCGCCTCCGCCCATCCATGCTGGTAAGAATGATTTAAAACTAGGTAGCTCAAAATCAAAGTCAAAGAATCCTGTAAGTTTTTCCCAAACGTTATCAAACAAACCAGTTATACTTGGAAATTGAAAATTGTCAAAGCTAAAGAATCCTGTTACTGTTTCCCATGCTGTTGTTAACAATCCGCTAATACTAAATGATACAGCACCTTCACCTGACCCAAAACTAAAGAATCCTGTAATAGTTTCCCATGCTGTTGTTAACAATCCTGATATTGAAAATCCAGTAGTACCTTCTCCAAAACTAAAGAATCCTGTTATAGTATCCCATGCATCATTTATCGGAGTCATAAAGTCTAAATTGTCCCACCAAGTTGTAATGCCAGTCCATACTCCTGTGATTGAATCCCATACTACTCCAAGACTTTCTACTAATTTATCGTATCCAATAACTGCTATAACAGCCGCAGCAAGTGCACCAGGTATGCCGATAATCGGAGCAGCAATTAATAAACCAAGACCTGCTATACCTCCAATGAAAATATCATCCCAGCTAATATTAAAGCCGCTTTTGATTCCGTCCCACATTGCAGAAACTGCATCGATTAAAACTTGCGTTAGTGGAGGTATAACTTTTTCTACTACAACGTCCATTACGTTGTTAAACATTTTCATAATTGGACCGTCTTCGTCGCCAATTGTACTAAATAGATTTCCAAACAATCCTTTAGTTTCGACAGTTTGCATACCACCAGGCGTGCTTACTTCTTTTTCCCCTCCAAACAGTGCAGAAATAAATCCAAAATCTTTAATATCTTGCATAAAGTCTGTAAAGACTGTTGCTAACTGTGTTAAGCTGTCTGTTATAAGAGCAAATCCATCAGTTTCGATAAATTTCATTAAAGATTCGCCTGCTGTGGTTATTCCTTGTGTAA